CTCCAAAATCATACGGTTCGTCGCGGTCAATCCATCACGGAATGGAATGGAGTAGACGATAATGTCGCATTCAGTAAGTCGTTTGTTTAGGTAAATATCAAACTCTTTTGCCATATGCGACTCAACTCCTTATCAGGTGGGGTTCTGAGCAGACAGAGACAGGTAGCCTTCCTTGATGGTCATAATGGTTGCAGTCTCAACGCTACGCGGTGTAGAGAGCGTACCATACATCAGGAGATTGCCCTCGCCAACAGTGGCGGAATCGTAAATAACGAAATGGGTAATCGTGCCCCAGCTCGCAGTTGATTCATTGAAGTTAATAGCCTGACTGTTGGTGACAACGCCGTCAACCGGCTCACCAAGGGAACTCAACTTCACACGAGCATAGCCAGCATCTGTGGACGGCTCGTTTACACCAGTACCATTGATAGCAGGGGCGCTGGTGCTCAAGCCAATGTAATAGGTCTTTGGCAGAGCAGGAGACGTTTTCGTGTTGAAAATATTGCCTGCCGCACAATTCAGAAAGTAGGTTGTATTCATAGAATCTGTCCTCCTCTAAAAATGGGCATAATAAAAGCCGGGTGCATACGCCCCGGTTTATTGCCTGATGAAACTCTTGTTGATATTATTGGTAATAAATAAGATGCCTTGTTTGGGAATCTCGATATTGCCGTTAATATCTTTGATAGTGATTTGATAGATGTACTTACCACACAAATCTACCGTGTCCAACGGGTCTAATGTGACTGCCAACACATTTTCTGCGGTGACATCATCGTTAAAATGTGATTCCATTGGCTTCGTAAGAATCGGTACACCTGTCTTGTTGGTAAAGCTAACAATAGAGAAGTTTGCCGTACACCCACTCAGCGCAAACGGCTGGTGGCTCTTATAGAAGTAGGTGTAGAACGCAAAGTCCTGCGTCTCTCCAGCTACGAAGTCAATGGTCGGTAACGTATATGGGCTGTAATCACAGGGCATATAGGTTCACCACCTTTACTTTTTCTTTTCGCCATCTGCTGCGGAAGCCTTTTCGATAGAAGCATCACTCAGCATAGCGGCAACCTCCTCGATAACAGCAATGCTGCCACTCAGATTTGCAAGGTTTTGTTTGCCGTTTACACTAACTGCGTTCAACGCATTCAGAACAGCGGCAAGTCGATTCATAATCTCATCTTTCATATGGCTCTCCTTTATATCTTTTGGGTAAATAAAATCGGGAGCGGAACACCATAGGATGTGCCACTCCTTACAAAAGCCTTCGGGTGCTTTTCAATCGTGGAGTTATTATGCTTCAATTGCTTGAAGTTTCTGTTCGAGCTCGTCAATACGCCGGTACAATCGCTGAATCATGTAAGTGTTCAGGGAAATGAATTCTGCATAGCGCAGGGAATACTCGTCTGTATATTTTGAATGTGCATCATTCAGCCCGGAGCACTTTACTAATCCAGCAAAATCCTGCGTACTAAGACCACTATCACGCAATGCGTCTTCTACTTCTTGCGCGATAAAGCCAGTATGGAACCTACCACTTCGACCAGAATTAAACCGATAGACACTCGGCTGCAAACGCATAAAAAATGGGATGTACCTGTCTAAGTCGGACGAGATATTGTTTTTCAATCGCCTGTCCGAAGAGGTGTCTATATCCGTACTTGCAACAATACGGGTACTTGTGACAACAAATGACTCACCATCGGATTGCATACGGACACCAGCATTTGTAGCGATAAAATAAAACTCCTCATTAGACCCATACATTTTAGCACCATAGGTGTAACGACCAGTACCGTCAGAACCAAGTGCACACTTGAAGCCACCCCAATCACTGCCGAGAGTTATAATATCAGCATCAATAGTACCAGAGCGGATGTAATTTGCATTGATATATAGCCTGTTCGATGTTGAATCGCTAAAAATGCCAAACCGCGTGCTTCCGTTAGTAAGCATATTGAAGATATCTCTGTCGCTCAATGCATTATCGTAGGCAGCCTGCAAAGCGGTGTTCGCCAAGTTGTATGCATCACCTGCATTTGAGTTCGCGGTGTTTGCAAGGTTGTAGGCGGTATTAGCTCTCTGATATGAGCTGCTATTTCCAACGTTTGATTCTGTGACAGAAGCCCAGTTAATTGATGAACCAGCAGCCATTGTGATGCTACCTCGAACAGAAACATTACCACTGGCATCGACTGTAAAATTGCCGTTTCCAACATTCAGTCCATTGAGATTGAGGTATCCAGCAGTGAACTCATAGTTGCTATTCATCATGGAATTGCCAGACTTGTCCTTGAACGATGCGCCAGACACGACGCCTTGAAACGTACCACTCTTTGCATACATATCGCCATTCTTTTTTACCCAGAATTTCGCAGATGCGGGAGCGGCTGCACCAGCCCACATTGCATAGGCAGAGTTAGCATTTGTGCCAGAACCGTTCAGAGCGATATAGTCACTTCCACTACCAGCGTGGAGGTAGTCATCTTCAATAGTGAAGCCACCGATTTTACCGGAAGTAGCAGAGACCTTACCACGGATGTAGACGCTGCCATCATCGAGATAGAAATTTGCATTCTGAGGCATCCCGTCATCGTCGAACAGAATGTTATCACGGCTGCGTCCAAGACTAATAAATGACGGATAAACAGTTGTGCCATCTACGGAGTACAGGTCGCCTGTACCTGCAGCAATACCATACATAGGGTCAATGAGAATCTTGCCGCCATTGTCCTTTTGGAGAACAAACGTGGAGTTGTTCAACCATGCACCGCTTGAGTCCACCTTGAACTGCATGACACCGTCGTCGGTCTCATTCTCAATAACAAGATTGTTGCCAACAATAAGCTTACCGCCGATAACCTCTGCGTTCACACCAAAGTACGTTCCAACCTCGTCGGACGCAAACAGACCAATAGCAAGCTTTGCGGTCGCCCAGTTATCGTCGGTCATAGCAATCATGCTATCTACAATGCGAAGCTGATACTTGGAATCACCTCCGACATGGATACCACTACCGTTGATAACAACACTCTGGTTCTTGGCGGCAATAATTGTATTGACTGCCGCATCCAATGAGCTCTTCATAAACTTCGAGACTGACGCGGCTTGATTTGCAGCCTGATTATACAAATACTTGTTGGCATCGAAGCTGCGGCTGGTAGAGTAGCTGGTCTCTACCATATCTTTCAATGTATTGACATAGTCTTTTCGCTTAAAACGATTTGAAAAGACAATCGAGAAATTGCTGTGCTTTTCAAAATCTAACTCAAACTCGATGATATATGGCGTGATTGTCTGCTTACCGCCGACGTTGAGATACACGCCCTTACCCAGCTCCAAGCGGTTTCGAAACGGTACGAATTCTTGGGCAAATACGAAGTTTGCAGAGTCAACCGAAAATTCATATGTAGGTGTAGCCAAATCTGCAAGAACATCCAGCGCGTAGTCATACAGTTCCAACTGCACAGAGTATTTTTGGTAATCACTGACATTTGCTGTCAAATACATAGAGCCAGTGCCGCAGACAAACGAAATCTTGCTGCCTTCCCGTGTAGTTACCTCATCGATGGTCACATCTCTAATGTCAGATGAAAAAGATGACAACGAACCGACAAGCGTGATTGTGCCGCTTGAAGCCTTTGTCGTATTGACAGTGATTGACCCTGCGTACAAACTCAGCACATACTGGTTGTCTGAACCAACCTCCAGTGTGCCACGAATAATATCGCCAGTGATATTGTGGCTTCCACTGAAAACAAAGTTGCCACCAGAAAGTACATACATTTTCTTTTGAAACTCGTTGGTCAAATCGACCTCAGAAATTGAAGAGGCGTCTACTGAAACTCTTTCGTTTACCAGTGAGTAGGAACTACCAGATACAGTCGTATCAACACTTGTGGCGACAAAAGTGTCTTCGGTAATATCCTGCTCAATAATGTACTTGCGCAAAATTGCATACTCTTCTTCTGAAAAAAACTTACTGATAGACAGTTCGTTGACAACAGCTTGAATCTGCTCTGCATACGGCTTGATGTTCGCTTCAAGCGCAGCAATCTCATCCTCTTTTGCAGCAATCTCAGCCTTCTTCGCGGCAATCTTCTGGTTGATTTCATCAAGCAACTTCTGTTGGTTAGCCTTACCGGTTGATGTGGTTTCCATTGCAAGCGCCTGAATCGTAACGCTTTGCTGTGCAGTAAGCGTATCAAGCTCACCCTTCAAATCCGCGAGTGCAGCTTGCGTTGCAAGTAACGTGGAAGATGCGGATGCCTGTAACGCTACCAAACCTTTGTAGTATGTTTGGCGATTGAGGACAGTACGTTGCCATGCCTCCCACTTTGCAGCAAGGGCATCAGGAAGGTCGCCGTTTGCAATGAAATAACTAAGGTCATAAATCCAGTTAGAACCAATGGGGTTGACCTCTCGGATATCTACATCATCGCTACCATACGGTCTGATTGCAGTAACCAATTCATCGGTCACCTCTTCGATATCAAGGCTCTCAACCAGATTATCAAAGTCCAGATAAATGGGAAGCGTCTCTAATTCGATATCGGCGTCATAGACATTGATACTGCGCTCGTAAGGGTCAAACACGAACACACAGCGGAACTTGTCTTGGCAGTCGCCATACAGGAAGGACATAAGGTAATCGTCATACCCATCGAATGTACGATAGCGCTGGGCAACAGACGGAGCAACATAGCCCATATGCCAGCCATCGGCAACCTCAAGGACTCTACCGATGATAGTGTCCGGGTCGTTATGGTTTGTCTGATTGAAGAACTTGAATGTACTACCGTCATCGCCGTCTTCAAGGAAGAATTTCTTTGTGTCGAGAACTTTTTCCAAAGAGTAGCACTGAACGTGTTTCACGTCGGAAATACCATCAGCACTTGTTGTCGGGTTCATAACAACGTAGATACCATAGTGTTCGGTGTAGATGACCTTATATCCAACAAGCTCGTCATAAATCCAGTTCTTCTCGCCATCAAGGATGGCAGGAACATCGAATGTCATTTCGCTTGGTTCTGCAAACTTGACGGACAGCTTTAGGTTATAGACACCGGGGATAACCCCAATAGTCTCCTCATGCATCGTCTTCAGGACGAGCGTAGGCGTTTCGGGCGTGCCGTTTTTATCAAACGCCAATTTGGAATAATCAAGATACAATCCGCAACACCTCCTTATCCTGCAACATTGTATAAGAACCTGCCAGAGATGGTCAGCACGCCATCACCGGTTACTTTGATATTATTGTCTCCGTGAACCAAGCGGAAGAAGTTGAGATTGAATCCATCGTATAGGTTGTAACCACTTGAGAGCTCTTGAATGATGCCGTTGCTGTTGTTGACGAAAACAGATGCACCGCTTGGAATGCCAGTCAACTTGAACTCTCGGTTGTCATCATTCAGATTTACAAGAGACAAAGTTCTTGTGCTGGATGCAGGTGCGAACGAAATCTCAGGCTTGAGATATTCACGCACCGAGCTTTCGTTGCGGAACAGAATGGTAGTCTCACCGGAAATCGTGTACTGCTTTTCAAACGGGTAGCTATACGCATAAGGGCAATCGCATTGAATGGTCGCCTGAAATGCGACGGGTAACCATCCATGTGAGATGGGGGTCAACTCAGTGACCATGCAGCGAAATTGAAGCTGCTCCATGTCCTGTTGCCCGATGGAAAGCCACTTGTACTCTTTGCGTCCAGTCAACCAATAAGCGATATCTTCAAGCTCATACCGGTCGAGCTCACGCTCGGCACCAAAAACCAACTTGAATTCAAGTGGCTTACTGTGGTAATTCGTTCCAAAGTAAATTGGCTGAATCCGATTGTTTGTTCTCGTTTCGACGATGGATGCTTTGTTACCAAAGCTCACATCGCTTTGACCTCTGCCACCAATGTCATAGACCATAAGCCCATATATCGCAGAGGACTCTCCGTCAAAAGTAAACTCATAACAGTTAAACATGGTTTACCGCATCCATCTCCTTTCATAAAATATCAGTGGGAGGGAGACAGAAGCTCCCTCCGCACCGTTAACGTTTTATATTCAGTTGTTTGATGACATCATTGGTGAACTGCCGATTGATTTCACGATGTTTCTCAACCGTTTCTTCATTTGCTCCATAAATGATAACATCGCCAAAGGACACGCTGGGTGCCTGTGTGTTATTGATTGGAGCGAAAGCAGAAGCAGCCTTCGTAACATCACCTTGCATCTGACCGAACATACGGCTCATATCCGTAAGGGTGAGCAACTTGCTAAGCTTGTCCGACAGTGCGGTAGTGAAATCAATAATGCGATAGAGACCGGCTTCTTTCTTCGCATCGAGAACCGCCTCACCCTTTTCGAGGACGGCGAGAATCTCATTTTGCTTTAGAGTCGGCTGGTCGCCTGCAATACCACCAGTGTGGTAAATGTACTTACGATACTTCTCATAAAGAAGTGCACCACCATCCACATACCACGTTCCGTTTTGGCGGTAAGCATTTACGCCGTACTGACCGAGCATTGCGCCAAGGGTCAGATTGCGCTTGTCGAGCCGCGCTTTCTCTTCCTTACTGGCAGTATGGTGCGCTTGGCTATTCGCATACATCTCCTTGATGATAGCATGAATCATTTCCTCATTGGAGGAACTGTTGTCATATGTCGTTTCACCAACAATGTAATTTGAACCAGCACCATTTGCAGCATCGATATCAGCGCCAATGCTATTCAACGCATTGACGTAGCTTCCATATCTCTGTGCGGCAGCTAAGGCGTTTTCCCAAGCTGTCGTGATAGTGCTGCTCAGTTCATCGCCGTATTGATAGTTCCAAGCAATTAACTCATCATATAATGAGCCCCAGTTTGACTGGATATATGCAATAGCCATATCATACAGCTTCTGATAAGAAGAGATGCTGTCCTCAAGCACTTTGATTTCTGCGTTTTTCTGCTCCTCATACGCTTTCTGCATATTGTCAAGTGCGCTTTTCTGAGCATCTACCGCATAATCTGACTGGGTGTCAGCAAGCTCTTTCTGGAGTTGAGACATTTCCTCTTCGAGCTTTGCCTTTTGCGCCTGTGCATCGCGGCTGTCATCTAAGGAGAGTGCATTGATACGAGCCTGCAATTTAGCGAGCGCCTTAACCTTCTCTGCTACCTTGTCTTGATAATCTGCTTCCGACTTTGCAGCCTCCAAAGCTTCTTTGCGCAAAGAAATAATGTCAGCGTAGGCATCTTTCATATCCTCAAGCGCATCAATCTGGTCGTTGATACGTTGCTTGAGCATATCCATAACATACTTCAAGATGTCATCGAGACCATCTTTCATGTTGTTTAGTTCCTCTGCCGTTTTACCGGCAGTTTGACCGATACCACTAACGGCACTATCAGCCAAAGAACGAATTGCATTGATGTTATGGAGCGCAGCTTGATATTGGTCGTCGTCCAGTCCAAGCAAGGCGAGGTTGGCGTACACCAATCCCCAAGTGGCGTTCGTAGCCTCTGTAGTGGCGTATAGAAGGTTGTTCAGGTCTTCAATGGAGTTCTCCTGCAACGCAAGACGGAGACGCTCGACGTAGGTCATAGCCTGATTGAGAGCCAATTCTTGCGTCTTTGCAGCAAGCACCTTATTGATGTTTTCTTCGTTGATAACCAGCAACCCGTTTTCATCCATGAGGTATTGCATATACTGCGCACCCAGTTCGATAATAGACTGCAGGGTATCAATCGTGATATATCCGTTTGCGGCATATTCATCGGCTGCATTATGGAGCGTCTCATACACATTTTGGTATGCATCGACAACATCGCTTGCAGCAGTAACAATCTGCTTTAAGTAATCAATAATAGATTGCTTTGCAGATTTGATGTCAGCCTTTAACATGCGGAGAGAGGAAGCTCCCTCTTGGTTTGAGTCATTGAGAGACTCCATCGTATCGATGAGCTCTTCGGTTTTCTTCCTGAGTTCGTTAGTCTCTTCCTGAGTAGCACCATAAAGCTCGTTAAGGTGCTCCATGTTATGAACCATGAACTCGTTGGTCGTAGCGTCATAGCTTACACTGAATCCAAGGGCTTCGAGTTCTGCCTTGCCGTTGGCAATGGTTTCACTACGAAGGCTGTTCAGATTTTCAAGCGCATCCGCTTCATCATTATAGACATTGATAAGTTGCTTTGTGAGCGCAATCTTCTCTTCTTCTGTATCTGCATACTCAATCTGAGACTGTAACTTGGCAAGACGCTGCTGGATAGACTCCAGTCGCTTCATTGCTTCGTAATACTCGTCAATGTCAGCAAGATATTCTTCGACCTCTTTGCTGGAACCACCGCTACCACTACTGCCTGAGCTGCTTTCAAAGCTCTTGAGTGGGGCATTTTTCAGCGCTTGGAGCGCAGCAATCTGACCGTCAATTTGAGCAATTGCTTTTTCATAGGAGGAAATATCTAATTCAAGCTGTGACACATAATCGTCCAAGCTAACAGACGTTGCTTCATAGTTATAATCCGTCCCCTTGAAATTGCCTTTGTACAGGTCAAGACTGAGACAGCCTGTTTGGGCTCCGTCTGTTCCACCGAAGATACTGGAGCTGCTGCCAGCGACTTCACCGCTTCCCATAGCAGCAATAGCCTGCGCTGTTTCATGCGCCTGCGCAGCAATTTCAGAAATGCTATTGCAAGAATTGCTGGCGTTAACAAAAATGGAGTGTGCCATGTTATATGCTGCTTTTGCAGCATTGTCATCCATGTTCTCAAAACACTCTTTTGCAACGCGGGCAAATTCTTCTTCATTACCAGCCATAGCCGCAGCAGCAAGAGCATACGCTTTTGACTCCTCAACGCCCATTTCAATAAGCGCTGCCGTCAAAGCGTTACCAGTATTGATTCGATACTCTGCTACCTCTTTGGCAATCTGACCTTCGCCATCGCCAACGTTTTTGGCAAGCTCAAGTTGTGCTTGCGCACTTTCCATCTTTGCTGTCAGGACAGCCTTATCCGCTTCGAGCTGCGTAATCTGACTGTCAATCTGAGCATCCAGTTCAGCCTTTTTGCCAGCAATGAACGAGTTGACGACATCTGCGTTTAACGTGAGCTGTCCGTCAGCCGCGACGGTGGCATTGTTCAGAATTTCAGGATATACAGACGCAAACTCAAGCGCCTTGTCCAAAGACATTGTGAAGCCGTCGGCAACCTGATTCTGCAAATTAGCGAGAGTTTGGAAGGAGTCAGAAACGGAGTTGATTGTGTTAGAAATCCGAGAGAAGTTGTTCAGCGCACTCGTGTAAGCATCGAGGTCACCAGTAATGCTGCCGTACAAGCTGCTATAAATCGCAAGCTTTCCTTGGTTTTCAGCAATCTTTAGGTTGTTCTCTTCGATTACACGGTTATTTTCTTCGATTTCCGCACGGTATTCACGAGCAGCATTTAACCGCTCCGTACCAGCGCCACCATCGCTGCCGTACTGGTCATAGTAATCTTCGCCGCTCTTTGCCTGTTCGTCAAGAAGGCGATTCTTCTCTTCAAGGGCAGCGTTTTGCTCCTTGAGGGATTCAGTCTCCTTCTCAATTTCAGCCATCTGTTCTTGCATCTTGGCATTGGCGTTTTCCATCCAAGCCTCAGTGTTAAGTTTAATAACACCGTTTTCCTCATACAGGTAATCAATATAGTCTTTGTTGGCTGCAGCGAGAGCGTTAATCGTTTCTGGTGAGAGTCCACCAGTTGCCATCTCTTCTTCCGCAGTATTGACCAAGTCATATGCAGACTGTAAGTCTGAGAGTATATCTGCGAGGTTAGAGAGCGAAGCAGTGTAAACGCCCGTGCCACTTGTCGTATCAGCAATTGCCTGATTATAAAAATCAGCAAATTGAGCTTGCTGACCAAGGACACTATCGACTGCGGCTTCGATATCAGTATCAGAACCGATAAACTCGCCGGACTCTTTTGCGGAATCAATTACTCTCTGTCTATAAGCATCGTATTCCTCTTGCGTGCTTGGAAGTTCTTTTCCAATAAGCCCTTGGAGCATATATTGCTCAGCAAGGTTGTTGTTCAGGTCTCCGATGCTGTTTTCGTAATTGCCGATAGCCTCGCTAACTTTGTTGTATTGCTCATACAAAGTGGTGTACACTTCATTTGTGGAACCAGCCTTGTCTTGCACAATATCAAGCATTTCGCCAAGACGCTCGTGGGCAGCAATAATTCCGTCAACAGTAGATAAATCAAAACCTTCCTCTGGGAGATACATTGCGAACCCAAGAGAATATTTCTTATCTGCGTCATCCGTATAATACGAATATGAGCCAGAGGAAATGTAGCCTGCGGCTTCAAGTGCCTGCAACGCTTTATAGCTA